GGCCGCATTATGGCGGCGCAGGCTTTAGGGTGGGAAAAAGTTCCCTGCGTTTATATTGAGGGGCTGACCGAAGAACAACGGCGCGCTTATATCCTGGCAGATAACAAGCTAACAGAGTTGGGCGGCTGGGATGAGGCTTTGGTCCTTGAAGAACTCGAAGCGCTGCAGGATCTCAATTTTAATATTGATGTTACGGGTTTTAATATTCCCAGCGGCGCGGATTGGTTCCGCGATCGCGAGAGATATGACACAAGCAGGCAGGAAGACAACGACGAATACAACGACTTTTTAGAGAAGTTCGAGCAGAAGAAAACGACCGATGATTGCTACACGCCCGACCTTGTTTATGACGCCGTCGCGGAATGGGTGGAACATGAGTACGGGGTGAAGCGTTCTGACTTTGTCCGGCCGTTTTATCCGGGCGGAGATTATACGAAAAAAGAACAATATAAGCCCGGGGCGGTTGTGGTAGACAATCCGCCCTTTTCTATACTTTCCGAAATACTCAAATTTTACACGGCGAATAATATCCGGTTTTTCTTATTTGCCCCGACGCTCACCTTATTTTCGGCGGGGCGTGATTTGCCTATTTCATACCTTGCCACGCAAGTTGGGGTGACCTATGAGAACGGCGCGCGCGTCAATACGTCATTTATAACGAACATGGACGCGGCCAAAGTCAGAAGCGTTCCGGTTTTATATGCTGCAGTTGCAAAGGCAGACAAGGAAAGCCAGAACAAACCGCAGATGCCGAAATATAACTACCCGCCGCAGGTACTGACCAGCACCCGCGCGGGGCGCTGGAGTAAGTACGGAATAGACGTACGGATCCCCGCGGAAGAACTGCAGCGCATAAACCTGTTGGACAGCCAAAAGGCGCAAGACAAAGAAATATTTGGCAGCGGGTTCCTGACATCGGAACGCGTAGCAGCCGAGGGGCTGGACGCAGACGCGCGCTGTATAAAAGCAGAAGAAGAAGAAGGGCTTATTCAGGATTGGCCGCTATCCGAGAGAGAGAGAGAGATTATCAAGAGACTAGACGCGGAGGGGCGCAAAAATGGCCGTTAAATTGAGTTTACAGGAACAAGCTAACGAGATACTAGAACAGGCGCAGGAGCGCGGCGTTTCGTCTAATTTCTTTTTTGTGACAACGTTTAAACGCTACGAAGTACAAATGCGCATATTGGCCGACCTTGAAGAAGCAATAAAAGAGCACGGCGCGACAGTGACTAAAGAATATGTCAAAGGGCGGCAGAACCTTGTGGCCAATCCGGCTATAACTGAATATAACAAGACCGCGACCGCGGCGAATGGTACTGTCGCAACTTTAATAAATATTATTAAGACGCTGACAGACGACAGCAACGGAGGCGGCAGACTTGCCGAACTTATAAACACGCTGAACAATGCAGACGGATAATTATATATTGGCATATTGGCAGGCGATCGAAGACGGCTCCGAGACCGTCGGAAAGTGGGTGCGCCTGCTATATCGGCTAATAATTAAAGGCCTTGAAGACAAAGCCTTTTTTTATAATCACAAGAAAGCCGCGGCGGCGATACTTTTTATAGAAAACTTTTGCCACCATCACGAAGGCGCGCTTGCGCCCGGGCGGTTAAAGTTGGAGCTATGGCAGAAGGCGTTTTTGTCCGTGTTGTTTGGCATTGTGGACGCGGACGGCCTGAGACATTGGCGGGAGTGTGTTCTCACGATCGGACGGAAAAACGGGAAAACGCTGCTGGCCGCCGCTATTGCCGAATATATGGCATTTTTAGACGGCGAATACGGCGGGCGCATATATTTCGCAGCGCCGAAACTTGAACAAGCCAACTTATGTTTTGAGGCATTCTATCAGATGATACAGCAGGAACCCGAACTCGACGCAATGGCGCAGAAACGGCGAACGGATATATATATAAAATCCAGCAACACAACGGCAAAAGCGCTCGCGTTCAATGCGCGCAAGAGTGACGGCCTTAATATTTCGTGCTGCATTGCGGACGAGATCGCGAGCTGGGCGGGCGACAACGGCCTGAAGTTTTACGAAGTAATAAAGAGCTCATTCGGAGCACGAAAACAGCCGTTATTACTTGCCATTACTACAGCCGGATATATAAACGACGGCGTATACGACGAGCTGATGAAGCGCGCGACGCGGTTTCTGATGGGTGAGAGCAAAGAAACAAGGCTTCTCCCCGTTTTGTATCAAATAGACGACCTGGAAAAATGGAACGATATCAACGAACTAAAAAAAGCAAATCCAAACTTAGGCGTTAGCGTTTCTCATTCGTACCTATTGGACGAAATAGCGGTCGCCGAAGGCAGCCTTCCGAAGCGCGCGGAGTTTATAACGAAATACGCGTGCCGGAAGCAGAACAGCGCGGCGGCATGGTTGCCCGCTGAGATCGTCGAACGCGCAAGCGGCGAGCCGCTGAGCCTTGACGCGTTCCGCAGTTCCTACGCCGTCGGAGGAATAGACCTCTCACAGGCGCGGGACTTGACGGCGTGTTGCGTTGTGATAGAGCGCGGCGGGGAGCTGTACGTTTTCGCGCATTTCTTTTTACCGGCTGAGAAGATAGACGAAGCCACCGCGCGCGACGGCGTTCCCTATCAGGCGTATATACAGCGCGGCATATTAACGCCAAGCGGGGAAAATTTCGTTGATTATAACGACTGTTTCCAATGGTTCCGCGATCTTGTGGAACAGTGGGAAATATTGCCCCTGATGGTAGGTTATGACCGTTACAGCGCGCAATATTTAGTGCAGGACATGAAGAACTACGGCTTCCGCATGGATGACGTGTTCCAGGGCGAGAACCTTTACGGAGTTATACAGGAATTAACGGGGATATTAGAAGACAACAAGTTGCACATAGGCGACAACGATCTATTAAAAATGCACCTGTTAAACGGAGCAATAAAGATGAGCGCGGAACGCGGCCGCGGGCGACTTGTAAAAGTCAACCCCGCATTACACATAGACGGAGCGGCGGCGCTGCTGGACGCAATGACCGTCCGCCAGAAGTACTACAACGAACTAGGCGCGCAACTAATAAACGCATAGGCAAGAGGGGGAGAACATGGGATTATTTGACAAACTGTTCGGCAACCGACAGAAACCCGCGGGAGAATATCAGGGGTATTTTAAACTTTTGGACGGATACCGCCCGAGCTTTACAACATACCAAGGTGGGCTGTATGAATCCGAACTGATACGCGCGGCAATAAACGCCCGAAGCGTGCACATATCAAAATTGGAAGTGATAACGCAGGGCGCAGCAAAACCCGCACTACAGAACAAACTGAAGCACGGGCCGAACCAGTGGCAGACATGGAGCCAATTTTTATACAGGCTTAATACTTTGTTAGACGTACACAACACGGCCTTTATTTTGCCAATCCTGGACGAATTCGGGCAGATTTCGGGAATATATTGTCCGTTGCCTGAGCGTTGCGAGGTTGTCCAATATAACAACGTTCCTTATTTGCGGTACACGTTCAGAGACAACAACACAGCAGCAATAGAGCTGAGTTATTGCGGCATCATGACAAAGTATCAGTATAAAAATGACTTGCTGGGCGAGAATAACGGCGCGTTATTCCCAACAATGGAATTAATCAACATACAGAACCAGGGCATCGAGGAGGGCGTGAAAAGCGCCGCGACATATAGGTTCATGGCGCAGCTAAACAACTTTAGCAAGGCCGAAGACCTGGCAAAAGAGCGCCAGAGGTTCACCGCCGAAAACTTTAGCCGCGAGGCGAGGGGCGGCGGCTTGCTGCTGTTCCCGAATACCTACAGCAATATAAAGCAAGTAGACGTGAAACCCTGGGTGGTTGACGCTGATCAGATGGCAGCAATAAAAGCGAACGTGTTCGAGTATTTCCAAGTTAACGAGGATATATTGACATCGAAAGCCATCGGCGACGCGTGGGCGGCTTTTTATGAATCAGCCGTTGAGCCGTTCGCCATACAATGCAGCGAAGTATTAACAAAAATGCTTTTTACATTCCGCGAACAATCCGAGGGGAACCGCGTCTCCCTGACGTCTAACCGCTTGCAGTACCTGAGCAACGCGGACAAGCTGAACGTGTCCGCCCAGCTGTTAGACCGCGGCATTATGTCAATTAATGACGTGCGCGCAATTTGGAACTTGCCGCCCGTAGACGACGGAGACGCCCGGATCATACGCGGCGAATATTACAGCACTAACGAAAAGCTACAGCAGGAGGGAGAAGACCAGTGAGCGAAGAAAGAAAAGAAATACGCGCTTTTAATTTTGAGATCAGAGCCGAACAGAACGAGGAGCGCGGCGACTACATCGAGGGGCGCGCGATCGTATACGACCAGCGAACCGACCTCGGTTGGTATGACGAAATCATAACAAACGGAGCGCTAAAAGACACCGACCTGCGGGACGTTCGCCTGTTGGTAAACCATAACACAGACATGATCCCGCTAGCCAGGAGCCGCAACAATAACGCCAACAGTACTATGCAGCTATCTGTAGTTGATGGCGAGGGAATGGACATGCGCGCCAACCTTGACACCGAGAACAACGCAGACGCGGCCGCACTATACTCAGCAACTAAACGGGGCGACATTTCCGGGATGTCGTTTATGTTTACAGTTGATAAAGACCGCTGGGAAGATATCGACACGGAGCACCCAACGAGGTTTATAGAATCTATACGCCGCGTTTTTGAGGTGTCCGCCGTGACGTTCCCGGCCTATGAGCAGACCACACTCGAAGCCCGCGGACTTGCCGGAGCGCTGGACAGCGCCCGCGCATCGCTGGAGAGCGCAAAGGCGGACGAAAGAGCAAGGGAAGCCAAAAAGCAGAAAATCAAAATATTAACGGAGGTTTGCTGATGGAATACACAACAGCAACAGTTGAAGAGCTCGAAGCACGCCGTGCAGAGATCGCGCAGGAAGTAGACGCAGACGGCGCAGACCTTGACGCACTCGAAGCAGAGGTTCGCGCAATCAATGCAGAGCTTGAAAACCGCAAAAAGGCAGAAGCAGCCAAAGCAGAGATCCGCGCGCAGGTAGCACAGGGCGCGGGCGAAACAATCGCAACTATTGAACCAGAGAAAGGGAAGAAGAACATGGATGATAAAGAACTCAGAGCAAGAGTAGAAGACGCACTCGCCGAGACAATCAAGGGCAGAGCAACACCGGAACAGCGCGCACTCCTGACACAGGACGCAGCGGGCACCGTTGCAGTTTCTAAAATCGTTGATGAATTTATATGGACAGATTGGAATAAATCCCCGATACTTTCCAGAATTCAGAAAAGATACATCGAGGGCAATTACGCCGTCAATTATGAGGCAAGCGCAAGCGGCGCAGTAAAGCACACAGAGGGCGCAGCAGCACCAGCAGAAGAGACACTCACCCTCGGTACTATCAACTTTGTAGCACAGTATTATAAGAAGTGGATCAAGGTTTCCGACCGCGTTCTCGCACTCCGCGGCGCCCGTTTCCTTGAGTATCTCCGCGACGAATTCGGCCACCAGCTCGCCATGGCACTCGAAAACGCAGTAGTTGCAGAAATCGCAGCTTCTACGATTTCCGCAAAGGTAACGCACGCCATTGACGGCGACGCCGTCCTGTTCGGCTTTGCTGCACTTTCCGACGAGGCATCCGACCCCGTGGCCATCATGTCCAAACAGACATACGCCACAATTAAGGCAATGAAGACCGACGGAGGCGCAAGGATCGAGGACCCGTTCAACGGTCTCGAGGTGCTTTTCAACAGCACAGTAACAGGCGTACTTGTTGGCGATCTTTCCGGCGTTGTTGCTAATTTCCCCGAGGGCGAACAGTTCAAATATATTGTTGACGAGGCAAGCCTTGCAGAATCCGACCTTGTAAAGATCGTCGGCAAAGTTCTCGCAGACGTTCACCTTGTACGCCCGAACGGTTTCGCAGTAGTAACAGCAGAATAAAAGACAATAGCAGGAGGACGCGGACAACATGGACGAAGCATTAAACAAAGTAAAACTCGCCCTGAGAATAACGACCGCGCTTTTTGATACGCAATTAACGGACTTAATGAGCGCCGCATTGCTGGACTTAGGCCTTGCAGGCGCTGACGGTTCCGGGGTTGTGATTTCCGACCCGCTAGTATTGCAAGCCGTCATCACCTATTGCCGCCTGAATTTTGGCGAGCCGGAGGACTGGGAACGGATAAAAAAGGCATACGACGAGCAGAAGGCACAACTCGCAACGGCAACCGGATATACAGTTTGGAGCGCGGAGGGCTGAACCGTGGACAGATCGAACGGCATAACCCTACTAAAAGCGACGCGGACGCAGGACGCGGACGGAATATGGCGCGAGACATTAACGGGGCGTGATGTTTTCGCCCGTGTTGAATCCGTGACCCGTGCGGAGTTTTTCGACGGCGGGAGAAATGGGCTGAACCCGGAATTCGTGGTCAAAATGTTTTTATATGACTATGAGGGCGAAGCCCTGCTCCGTTTCGAGGGCAAAACCTACGCCATATATAGAACCTATCACGGCAAAAATGACACGATAGAGCTATATGTCCAGAGAGAGGGCGGAGCCAATGGCAAGCAATAAAAAGGCCACAGCGGCCAATTTTGCGGACCAGGTGGCAAAAATCCTCGACCAATACGGCGCGGGCGTAAAGAACAACCTTGAAGAGATAACAAAGGACATCGGCCAAAATACCGCGAAGCAGCTGAAAAGCGCGAGCGGTATTTTTAACGGTTCCGGCGCATATGCGCGCGGCTGGGCGGTAACAATGCAGAAAACCCGACTCGGCTCAACAGCGGTTATACACCACAAGACGCTGCCCGGCTTGCCGCACTTGCTGGAACATGGCCACGTCTCAATAGTTCACGGGCGCAGAATCGGACGCGTTAAAGGGCGCGAACACATTGCACCCATAGAACAGCAAGCGGTCGAAATGTACGAAAAAGAGGTGATTTCCAAACTATGACAACTCAGGAAGTGGCGGCAATGGTTGCAGAAATCGGCCTGCCGTACGCTTATTATGAATTTGACGACGACACGGCACATGAGCCGCCTTTTGTAGTGTTCATGTTTACGGAAAGCGCCGACACGTTCGCAGACAATACGAACTATACAGACGAACGCACGCTAGTTGTCGAACTTTACACCGCGGCGAAATCCTATGAGCTGGAAAACCGAGTCCGCGGGGTACTATTGGCGCATGGTTTGCCGCATCGTGCGGATTTTGCAAAAATCGACGCCGAAAACCTTTATATAACAACATTCACAACGGAGGTCTTAATAGATGGCTAACAAAATAAAATACGGCCTTAAAAGCGTTTATTACGCCGTAGCAACCGAGGGCACCGGCGGCGCGCTCACATACGGAACCCCGGCACCGTTGCCCGGCGCTGTTTCCCTGAGCCTTGACGCACAGGGCGACACAAGCACTTTTTATGCCGACAATATCGCGTATTACACAAGCACAGCCGACAACGGATACCAGGGCGACCTGGAGCTCGCTTTGGTTCCCGATAGTTTCCGCACTGACGTGCTGGGCGAGACACTGGACACCAAGGGCATATACGTCGAACGCAGCAGCGACACGCCGAAGGAATTCGCCCTTCTGTTCCAGTTCGAGGGCGACGAGACGGCGACCCGCCATTGTCTCTATAGGTGCACGGCAGCGCGCCCGGCTGTTAGCGGCCAGACACGCGAGGAGAGCATCGAGCCGCAGACGGAATCATTCACAATTACGGCAATGCCGAGGATAAACGACGAAGTAATAAAAAGCCGTTGCCCGGCAGACGCGCAGGATTATGCAACATGGTTCAGCGCAGTTGTAGAACCGACACCATAACCGAAACAACAGCATAAACAACACAATCACGGGGGAAACATCATGGAAAAAAATATCACCGTAGGCGGGCAGAATATCCGATTCAAGGCAAGCGCCGCCACCGTCCGAAACTATCGGACAGCATTTAACCGCGACTTATTGCGCGACATGGCACAAGTAACCAAGCACGCGCAGGAGGGCGAGATGTCGGGGAGCGATCTCGAAATATTTGAAAATTTCGCCTTTATATGCAGACGCGAAGCAGACCCCGACAACACACCCGACACGCCCGCGGAGTGGCTCGAACAGTTCGACATGATGGACTTATATAACATTTTGCCGGAACTTATAGTGCTATGGGCGGGGAATAATAAAACACTTGAGGAACCTAAAAAAAAAGCAGACCAACCGAGCGGCCATTGACGGCCGCCCTTTTTTTGCTACGTTGCGCAGAAATAGGACTTCACGGGGGCGACCTTGACGCGCTGAACGTCGGGGCCGTCCTTGATATGTTCACAGAGAAAAGCAACGACAGCTACCAATATAAGCAATTAGCAACGCAGGCAGATTTTGACCGATTTTAAAAAAGAGGAGGGCGCGAACAAGTGGCATCAACGAAGATCCGCGGCATAACTATTGAGCTGAGCGGCGACGCGTCAAAACTTAACGACGCATTAAACAGCGTAAACAAGCAGCTGAAAAACACACAGAGCCAGTTAAAAGACGTTGACAAGCTGTTAAAGCTAGACCCGAAAAACACGGAACTATTAAGCCAGAAGCAGGGTCTGTTGTCGGACGCTATAGCACAGACAAAAAACAAAATAGACGAAGAAAAAAAGGCCCTTGAAGCGCTCAAAGCATCACCGGAAGCCGACAAGACGATCGAACAGCAGAGAGCACTAGAACGCGACATAATAGCCACAACACAAAGCCTTGACCAATACCAGCAGGAAGCAGCCGAAACCGACCAGCAGCTGAAACAGTTAAACGGCGAAGTGCAAGCGAACTCCGACAGCCTGGAGGAGAACGCAGCAAAGGCAAAAACGGGCGCAGAATCGCTTGAAGCGTTCGGCAATAAGGCGCAGGCCGTAGCAGATAAAACGCGCGCATTGAGCACAGCAGCCGCCGCTTTTGGCGGTGCAATGATTGCAAATGCGGTAAACAGCGCAAAGGCCGCCGACGATCTCGCAACGCTTGCCAACCAAACGGGCTTCACTGTTGAAGAACTGCAAAAAATGGAATACGCCTCCGACCTTGTGGACGTGAGCGTCGACACAATGACCGGAAGTATAAAGAAGCTAACCGCCCACATGAGCAGCGGTTCCGCCGTTTTCGATACGCTGGGAATAAATATATATAACGCAGACGGCAGCATGCGTTCCGCCGTTGACGTATGGTATGAAGCGCTGGGCGCATTGTCTCAGGTATCTAACGAAACAGAGCGCGACGCCCTGAGCATGGAACTGTTCGGGAAATCGGCAATGGATATGGCCGGAATTGTCGACGATGGCGGCGCAGCGCTCAGAGCCTACGGCGAGGAAGCGGAGAACGCGGGCATCATCATGTCCGGCGATACCGTGGCCGCCGCTGTTGAATTTAACGACGCGCTAGACCGCATAAAAGCAACCATGCAGGGCGGGTTGCTGCAGATGGGCGCAGCACTTGCCGAAACATTAACGCCGACGCTTGAAAAGATAGTTGAAAAAGTGACCGAGGTTGTTCAGTGGTTCACCCAGCTTGACGGAAGCACGCAACAAACTATCCTAATCATTGCCGGACTTGTGGCGGCTATCTCGCCCGTTGCGTCCTTAATCGCGGCAATAACAACGGCAGCAACCGGGCTCGGCGCGGCCTTTACGTTCCTAACGGGACCTATTGGAGCAATCGGGCTCGCTATTGCCGCCGTGATCGCGTTCGGCGTCATGCTGTACACGCATTGGGACGAAGTGAAAGAAAAGGCGCAGGAAATATGGGGCAAAATAACAGAAGTATTCGGCGCAGTTAAAGAAAAAATCACCGGAGCGTTGGCAACAGCCAAAGAGAACGCGGCGGCGAATTGGGCGGCCATGCGCGAGAACATGACCGGAGCGGCGCAGAATATCCGCGACAAAGTGGCGGGAGCTTTTGACAATTTGCGCAGCAAGGTAACAGGCGGAGTTGAGAAGCTACGCAGCAAGATTTCCGAAGTTTTCGGCAAAGTCAAAGAACTTATGTTAAACCCGTTCGAGACGGCATGGAACATAATAAGCGGAATAGTGGAAAAGCTACGCAGTATATTTAATTTTGAATGGAAGTTGCCGGATATAGCCTTGCCGCATTTCCATGTAGACGGCGGCCAATTTCCGTATGGTATAGGCGGAAAAGGGTATATGCCGTCGTTTTCTGTTGATTGGTACGCAAAGGCGATGAAAAACGGCGTTATATTAAATAATCCGACAATATTCGGCATGAATAACGGCGCGTTACTGGGAGCGGGAGAAGCAGGCTCCGAAACGATCGTCGGCACAAACAGCCTCATGGCCATGATCAGAGAAGCGGCGGCGAGTTCCGGCCCGGTAATCAATATGACAGTAAACGCGCAGGGCATGTCCGCGGACGAACTCAGCAGCGTAGTAATAGATAAAATTACAAGCCAGCTGAGAAGAACAAACACAAGGTGGTAAAAGGGGGCAGAATATGGCACGGAAACAACTATATATAAATGGAACACCCACGGGCGATTATGGGATATATATTTCGAGCGACACATATCTGAGCGCCCCCGCGATCGACTACACCGCGCACCAGGTTCCCGGACGTTCCGGGGACTTGCTGCAGTATAACAAGCGACTAAATAACATCGTCCGCAAATTTGATTGTTATATTCCGCGCGACGTTGTGGCTAATTTCGAGGATTTTAAAAAACTGCTATATAGCAATATCGGCTACGTAACACTAACAAGCGACTACGACCCCGACACATTCCAG